ACGAAGGTTCACATATTATATTATCGGACTTTGACTTACTATCAAATATGAACGATATGTTTAGTAAGTATACTGGTTTACAATATCAGGTTGCTATGGAAACAAAACGTGATATTGAAAATGGTATAACGACTCTAAATTGGACTATTGATAAAGTGGATACTCAAATTAGAAAATATACTTGTCAATATCCTAAATACGAAAATCTATTCAATGAGATGTATTTGTCAACGGGTAAGATTGGTAGTAAAGGTAGTATGAATGAGGAGATATTCGGTATCATTAGTTCCCTTACCAATTGGGTAGAGGATAGACGAATCGATATGCACATTTTCAAATCAGCACCTGGTTATAGAGATTACTATACTCAAATGTATGATAACTATTTCAACGATAAGATTGTAACCAAAGGTATTGAAAGTGATGAATATACGGATGAGACATTCGAATCGTATATGTTCCGTATTATCAACCTACACAATGAGAAAACCGATTTGAGTAAGTTGAAAGGTTTACGAGCTATCTATCGTTTGGTGAACTTAAAAGACATTAGTCGTTTGACATCAACCAAAGATGCTTTCCAATTAGCTATTGACATTCTTGCTGAAATACTTAAAACTGTCCCTTATGAAAACGCAGAGATGATGAAAGGTAAAGGATTGGGTAAAGGTCAAAGTGGTGATGATGGTGATGGTGAGAGTGAAGTAGAAATTACTGACATTGAAGATGGTGATGATGAGAACGATGGTCAAAGTGAAGGTGGTATGAATGGACAAATGAGTGGTCAGGCTAAAGCAAAATTAGGTAATACCGATGACGGACAAGGTCAGCAAGGTAATACCAAAGTGAAGTTATCCGATACTGCTAAAAAACAATTGGATAAGAAAATCCAAAAGCAAAAGGACTTTATCAATGGTGATATCAAAAAGAAGAATGTCCAAAAGAATGAATTGGAGAAACTTAAAGATATTCAGGAATCAGATACGGAATTGGTTCGTGTTGGTAATGGTATGGATAGACATGGTAGTGTGATGAAAGGTGTTGATTGTATCGTAGTGAAACGATTGACTGAAAATTTATTGAAGTCGGATGATTTTCCATTTTCACATAATGATTGGCAAACAAGTGAACCAAAGATATGGGCAGCTGACGAAGTTCGTAGAGGTACAACATTGGGTACATTATTGGGTAAGAAACTACAAGTTCGTAGTGAAAGTCGTGAGACAATATTCAGTAGGTTAAAGAAAGGTAAGATTGATGGTCGTATGGTTGCATCATTGGGTTATGATAATGAGAATGTGTTTTTCACAAACGAAGTTGACCAATTCAAAAAAGCAAACCTACACATATCAATTGACTATTCTGGTTCAATGAGTGGTGATAAATTGAGAAAGTGTATTGTATCGACTGTCGCTATTGTGAAAGCATGTGAGATGGCTCGTAATATTAATGTACAAGTTTCAATTCGTTCTACTGATAGAGGCAGTACGTGTTTACCGTATGTTGCAATCATTCACGATAGTCGTAGAGATTCATTTAGACAATTCGCAAGATATATGTCTATCTTACAAGCAAACAACACTACACCAGAAGGTTTATGTTTTGAGGCAATATTGAAACAATTAGTTCCGTCAACGAATGAAAGTCAATCATATTTCCTAAACTTTTCCGATGGTCAACCCTCATACTCAATTAGTAGAGGTAGTGATGAAATTCAGTATTCGGGTGAACCAGCTGCATTACACACTAAAAAGCAAGTGAAAAAAATTAAGGATAGTGGTATAGATGTCCTTTCATACTTTATTACCGATTACGGTAGTAACTTTGAACATTCATCCGATTGGAGAGCATTCAAAACAATGTATGGAAATGACGCAAAATATGTCAACGTGGAAAATATGTTCGAAGTTGCAAAATCTATGAACGAATTGTTCCTATCTAAAAACAAAAAATAGGCTCGGAAAGCCCGAAGTGAAATTTGGGACTTTCGGGTCCCATTTTTCACAAATATAGGTAAAAAAGACCTAAAAACACTAACTTATTGATAATCAACGAGTTATGTATTAGGTCTTTTTACTGCCTATAACTCATTAATAATCAATCAATTAAAAATATATTTGGTAATACGGGAAAAAAGTCGTATATTGTGTAAACAATTCACCAATTAAACATTATAAAGTTATGCGTACTAATCAAAGTAACAAAAAAGTTAATAAAGTTAAAACTACAAAAACAATGGTAAAAAGAACATCAACAAAAATGAAAGATTTCACAGTAGGTTTCACAAATGAAATTTACAAAGTAATTCAAGTCGGTAGAACATTCGCAATGTTAACTACTGACAATCAGCCGGTAACTAAATTGGCCGGTGTGAGTAAACAAAAAATGAAACAAGCTATGGATGACAATAAAGCAATCCAAGCGTATGTTTCAAAAGCAGGTAAGATATCCTACAAATTAGTGGAAATGGATGAGTTCAAAAAACATTCTGCTACTATATCGGATGAAGCATGTGATAGTGTACAAGAAGCATTTGAAACACATGACTTACTTAAAGAATTTATCCACACAAAAGGTAAGGACTTAAAACCAAACGGATTATTCATTGAGGAATTGAAGTGGAAATACTTATTACGTTCAGCAGTTCGTGGTAAGAATATCTTAATGACTGGCCCTACTGGTTGTGGTAAGACATTGGCAGCACAATCGTTGGTGAAGTCTTTGAAACGACCTGACTTTTACTTTAACTTAGGTGCTACACAAGATGCGAGAGCAACCTTAATCGGTAATACACATTTCAATAAAGAAAATGGTACGTTCTTCGCAGAGTCTGCATTCGTTAAAGCAATCAAAACTCCTAACGCAATTATCTTATTGGATGAGTTGAGTAGAGCTCACCCAGAAGCTGCGAATATCCTTATGACAGTATTAGACGCAGGTCAAAGATACTTACGTTTGGATGAGGCGGAGGGTTCACCAATTATCAAAGTAGCATCGGGCGTGACGTTTATAGCGACGGCTAACGTGGGTGGAGAATATACTGCAACGAGAGTAATGGATAGAGCATTGATGGATAGATTCGTACAAATCGAAATGGACTTATTGGACAAAGATGGTGAACTTGCCTTATTGAAGTTTAAGTTCCCTGAAGCTGATGAGTATTCATTAAACGCATTAGCAGAGATTGCTGACACTACTCGTCAATTGATTAAGACCGACGCAAGTAAGATTTCGACTATCGTTTCTACTCGTGTGAATGTAGAAGCAGCCGGTCTTATCTACGATGGTTTCACATTGTTCGAAGCAGCACAAATTGCAATCTTACCTTATTTCAGTAATGATGGTGGTTTGGATAGTGAGAGAGTGTTTATGACTCAATTACTACAAAAATATATTAAGTCGGATGAAGAAACTCAACTTTTCAATGAAGTGAAAGATGACGCAACTGACGATGAGACTATCGTTTGGTAGTAGTTTTAATGGTGAGAATGTGTAGGGGGTAGATTAAGTTCTATCCCCTATCATTTTATCTACCAATTTCGTAACAAAAAAAAGAATATGAGAGCAAAAGAAATAAGATTTATAAAGTGGGTTAAGAAGCAATGTAAAGAACATGGTGTAAAATGTGATTTACGCAAAGTGAAGTATTTGAGGTTAAGTGGTAATATTAGATGTAGTGGTTACTTTGATGAGGAAAGTAAAGAATTGGTAGTTGCAATGAATAACACCGATTGGTTGGGTATATTAGTACATGAATATTGTCACATGACACAATGGTTGGATGGAGTGAAAGTGTGGACTGATGGTTGTACTGGTTTAGAGAAAGTTGAAGAATGGTTAAGTGGTAAAAATGTTAGAGGTATCAAAACAGCACTTGCTAAAAGTAGAGATTTAGAATTGGATAACGAAAAGAGGTCGGTTGCTTTAATGAAGAAATGGGACTTAAAGATTGACATAGATGATTACATTAGAAAAGCAAACGCTTATGTGATGTTTTACAACTATATGTATCATTCTCGTAAATGGTCAGCACCTGGTAACGCACCTTATTCAAATCCAAATATTGTATCTAAAATGAGTAATAAATTCAATATGAGATACAACGAAATGAGTGAAAGATTAATAAAATTATATAAAGAACAAAACATTTAATTATGGCAAGTATTGACATTGAAATTGACGAAATCATATATTCGATGACTAGTTGGGAAAAACAGGAATTAGCAGATGAATTATACGCTGCGGGTTATGTAGCTAAAAAAGACACATCAGAAAGAAATTTGGATGATGAATGGAATGAGGAAGTAAACAAACTATTCAACAACAAATGGAGATTATCCAAAGAAGATGAGGAAGCAATTTTACGAATTACAAATAAATTAATATAAAATGGAAAAACTAAAAAAGTATCAAAGACAAATATTCGCATTTATCACAATTTTATTATTGTTGCAATTTGGAATATTTCCGTGTTTAACAATGGCTAATACATTTGCAAATATTGTAGGTGGTATTGCGCTGGGAATTTTAGTCCTATGGTTAGGAATAGAATTATATGAGTTAGTAAAACAACCTTCGAGAATTGAAGAAGCGGTTATTAAAGATTTAAAAACTACAAAGAAACAAAATCCTAAACAATCGGTAAAAGCTGCAAACGCTGAATATCTTGTAAAGACGAGAAAGAAAACAACAAAAACAAAATTAAAATAAAACAAAAATGAAAAAATTTAGTGTAAGTGAAATGCTTATTTTGGTGGTATGTGTAGTTTGTATATTCGTAAGTGAATACATCTACTTAGTTCAGGACAATATATTAAAAGCAATCTTTATTGGATTATGGCCACCTACCATATTGGGATTGTTAAACTTTATTAATATCAAAAGAAAGTAATGGAAAATTTAGATATAATAATCCTTTCAACTATTGTATCAACATTGTTTGTTGTATTTGGTATCGTTATGTACAAGGAATTAAAAAACGCACCTGACCAAAGTAATGATTTGTATGAAACAAGTCCTAGAGCAAATATGATTAGGTTCATTGGTTCTATCTTTGATACCGAAGTGACGAGTAAGATGACAAAGAAAGAAAAGGTAGCTGTATACAATGCAGTTAAAAGAACGATATCGGATATGGAAAGTGATGGTGTATATTTTCCCGAAGATGTTAAACAAAAGTTGGAAAAGAAACGAGAGGAAATGATGTGTGAATATAGTGGTTTACCATCGGTTAAATCATACGAAGTAGAAATCAAAAATTAAATAATATGCAAGGTAAAGGAGTAGAAACCGATTGGAAATTTTTAGGACAACTTTCTATGTTCAGTATATGTGTAGTATTGGTATTGACAACATTTTTATTCGCATGTGAAGGTAATAGAAAACCAATACAACCAAAATACAAACAAGGTGATGTGGTATGGTTAAAACCGGATAGTACGAGAGCAGTAGTTGTTCAATGGTATAGTGGACAAGAACAATACGAAGTTCATTATTACGACAAACAACATGAAGCAAGAAGTATCAATGTACCGCAATTTGGAATTTATAGTATAGTAAACAATTAAAACAATATAATATGCAGAGATTTGACAGATGGGAAAATCAACTCGATGAGATGGGTAATCGAAGAACAAGACAAGAATTGGATGAAATGGAAACGCAATTCAATGAACAACAAAAATTAGAACAACAACAAAAATTTAAACAAATGACAAAGTTAATTACAGGTAGTATTGTAGGATTAATCCTAATGATATTTTTATTTAAATCATGCGAAAGGATTGATGCAGGGCATGTGGGTGTTAAAGTGAATCAGTATGGCGATAACAAAGGTGTAGATGATGTAGTAGCAGTAACCGGTATGGTATTCTACAATCCATTCACAACTGCAATCTATGAGTTCCCTACATTTATTCAACACAAAGAATATAAAAATGAAAACTCATTTGTAGTAAATAGTAAGGATGGTTCCGAATTTAATGTATCACCTATTATGAACTATTCGGTACAAAGAGAAAAAGTACCTGCTATATTTAGTAAGTATCGTAGACCATTAGAAGATATTGAAGAAGGTTTCTTAAAGACGGCAGTGTATGATGCATTCCGTTTAGCAACTAACAAATATACGGCTGACGAATTGATTAGTAATCGTGCAGTATTCGAAGTAGAAGTTCGTAGGTTATTAGATGGACAATTATTAAAAGAAGGATTTATTATCAATCAGTTTACATCTAATTTGATTTACCCTGAAACATTTAAGAAATCAATTGAAGCTAAAAACAACGCAGTTCAAGCTGCATTGAGAGCAGAGAACGAAGTGAAAACTGCCGAAGCACAAGCAAAGATTAAAGTAGCAACTGCCGAAGGTAACGCACAGGCTATGTTAACATCTGCAAAGGCTGAAGCTGAATCAAATAGAATGAAGCAACAAACACTAACACCATTGTTATTACAATTAGAGTATATTAACAAATGGGATGGTAAGTTGCCAGTTTATGGTCAAGTACCTCAAATGTTTAAAAACATACAATAAGATAGTTTGGAACAAGTAGGGGTTCAATTCCCCTACTATCTTCTCATTAAAATTAAAACAAAATGAAACAATTTAAAGATTTACAATTTAAGCAACATAGAGAATTAAACGGAGTAGTTGCTCGTATTACATTTGACAATGGATATGGTGCATCGGTAGTGAAACATCAGTATTCATATGGTGGTGACAAGGGATTGTATGAATTAGCAGTATTGGATAAAAATGGTGATTTGTGTTATAGCACGCCCATTACAAATGATGTGATTGGTTATTTACGAGAACAAGATGTAACGGAAGTAATGGAAAAAATACAACAATTATAGTATGATAACGATAGAGAATATAGAAAAAATATTAGCAATCAATTCACAACCAGTTGAAGTGATGAGTTGGGATTGGGATAATGATTTTTATCAATTTGAGTTTGTACATGATAATATTTATTCAACCAATTTCAAAGTCCATATGAATAGAAAACCCGAAAGTGGACATAAACATTCATACACAATGTTATTATGGGATGGTATAAATTCTACACCATTAGAATACAATTTTGGATTGCATGATGTAAAAGACCCATTCACATTACTTAACTATTTCAAAGAAGTATTGTATGATTGGGATAATGTAACAAACAAATAAAATAGATTATGAAAAAGCCGGTGAATTTTAAAAAAATAGATGATGTAAAATTTGCAACAAGAACGGGTAACAAATATAAATTTTCAACAAATGGTGTAGACTCTGAATTGTGGGTATTTACTCTACCTGATAATAGTAATTATGTTTTGGCATTTGTTATAGATTGGCAAAACGAAACATATCAAATAAAGAGAGCAAAGAATGGAGATGGAAGGAATTGGATTGATACCATTTATAATGGAAACTTTACAAGTGACCCTATGAAAACAATTAATTCATTTGTTGATTGGGCACACAATAGAGTATTACAATTTGAACACTATTACAATAAATTATAAGATATGTCACATTTAATACCAAATAATTCAACCCCGTCAGTAACACAAATTAAACCCAAACCCGTATTCGTAATGAGGTTTAGAGCTTCTATGGATGATGGTGAGTTTAGATATGTTAAAGATACAATATACAAATCGGATATGAATAATGAATATCATATCATAGCATTAAAGAATGATAAAGATAAAGATGAGTTTGAAATGTATAATGCAGATAAGATAGAACGACAAGATTGGAATGAATTAGTTAATAAGATAATGAAATAAGTTATGAGAGGTAAGACAATTTTTATAGATGTAGATGGCCCGCTTGCATGGGGAAGCTGGGGAGATGGTAAAGTGAAAATAATGGAAGGAACAATGAATGAGTTTACAATACCTTACGCATGGGATAGGGCCGATTGTGAAGCATTAAGTGAGATTATAAAACAAACTGATGCACGATTGGTAGTATCGTCTGACTGGAGAAAACATTTTGGTTTTATTCAGTTGAGTATGATATTTGAACATTATGGTATTGGTAGGTGGAACTTATTAGATACTACAACACACTTTAACCCCCGTAAGAAAATGAGTTCATCTTTAGAATGGGATAGAGCATGTGAGATTGAAATGTGGGTTAAGTCATTCAAACCTACCAATTGGATTTCTATTGATGATATGCAATTAAACTTTGGATATAAGTCATTGGGTATTCCACAATGGAGACATGTACAAGTTGATGGTGATTTTGGATATGGTGGTAGATTAAGAGACAAGGTAGATGAGTGTGTAACAAAATTGAATAGATAATGGAAAAGATATTGAACATAGAACTATCACTCCACAATGTAGAACAATTAAAATTTGCTCTATCGGTTGAGTTTCGTAGAAGTGTATATGACCTATCCATATTTGAAGAAGTGGATAGATATGGAGTCAAATTCCAAATGCATGGATTGATAGGAACTTTGTTAGTATATGTGGATAAAAACGAATATACAGGTCCGGATATGAATTGGCCCACATATAAACCTTATTACAAAGTATATTGTGATAATTGTGTTTGGTATCTCACATATGAAAATATATCCGTTGTAAAAGAATTTGCTTTGGGTATCGCCAACACAGTTAGAGAAATGATAAAAAGAAGTATGTAAAATGAAAAAAATATTTGATGGAATGACACCCGACCAAGTTTGGGAGTGCATAAAGAATTTATCAAAAGAGGAACAAGATAAATTATTATTTGAATTAGATAATGACGATATGAAAAAGATAAGAAAGAAAAATCCACAATATTTGGTGGGTATTAAATTTAATATTCCTTTATTCAATGCAGAAAAACAAATGTATGTTTGTACGAGTGTAAATGAATTAGCATTAACACCGGGAGGTAAAGATTACCTTATTTCTTTAAGTGAAGTAAAGCAAATGTATTCGGTTCCAGAAAGAATAACTGTTAGTTTGTTTATACCACACACCGATGCTAATGGTGAACCTGCGCATGTAAATATGCTTGAATTAAGAGAAAATAATCGTACTTTACCTTTGACAAAAGTAATAGTTACTAAATCAAAATTGAGTTCATTGCGTGGACTAAAAAAAGTATTGTATAATATGGCAAAATCAATGTAATATGTTAGTAATAAAAAATCCAAAAGATATAACAGGAATGAATTTTGTAGATGGTAGATTTACATTAAGAGATGTTGAAACCTATTATGACAAATATAGATTTTCATTCCTTTTTAAGGAAACGGGTAGGTGGGTATATGTTGATGTATATAGACAACCAAAATGGGATGATGAATCGGGTAGAAATATGTATAGAGTTGATAATGGTAAATTTGATAGACATTGGATATCCGCTGACTATTTCAGTAAAATCAAAAATGTCCAATTTACATTTACTGAAGCATTAAAACTATTATAGTATGTTAACAATAAAGAATATAGATAAGGTAATAAATATGAGCTGCTATGGTAGAGAGATTTATCACGTAAGTACTGCAACGAATAAACTGGGTGAACATGCCTATGTATTTGAATTTGACTTAATTGATAGTGGTGTAGGTGGGTGGAATAAACCAAAAGAAATTCATTTAATTCGTAATGAATATAACGGGACATACCGATTATTTTGTATGGGATTACAATTAGCAACGGAACGGAAACTGATTTTAGCTGAAATACAACATTTTACATCCTTATTAGTTGAAATATCCGAAGTGTTAAGGAAAACAAAATATTGGTGGGAAACAAATAATAAATAAAAAATAATATGGGAACATTTATAGGAACAAAAAGAAACGAATATACGAAAGATAAAGTTCGTAATATGCGTAGTGAAAGAAAAACAAAGAAAGCAAAAGTTGCTGGAGTTTCTGATAAAGATTTCCAATACTATTTGGGTGATTTAATTGGAGCAGGACATTTGAAGCTTGAAGGATTTAGAAAAATGGAAACTGATATTGCAAATGACATAACACCTTTGGGAAATGCATTGGGTATGGGTAATAATGTTGTAATGAGACATAATATAGAATTCCAATCATATAAACATAGTGATAGGGATGGTGTTAGACCACATTTAACTGGGTATCTTGCAAGTGGACATCCAAAAGACCCACACTTTAAGTTGAAAGGTTGGATTAACGAAGATGGTAGTATAAGAATTGAATTAGTAAAATAAAATAATATGAAATTAGAAACTGAATTATTAGAAACACTTATTGGAATGTCAGAAACCGATGCATATAAGTTATGTAAAGAAAATGGTTATGCTAGTAGAACCACAATTGAAGATGGGAAACCTTACATAATAACGTGTGATTTAAGATTTGATAGAGTGAATTTTGAAATAGAAAATGGGTTAGTAACAAAAGCAAATATTGGATAAAATTAAAATAATAAGTTATGAAATTGGAAACTGTCTATAAGAAAACAAAAACAGGTGCAACACAAGAATGGACAATTGAAATAGTGGGTAACAAATACCGAACACATAGTGGACAAGTTGGTGGACAGATTACAACAAATTCCTGGACAATAGTCTATGGTAAGAATATCGGTAAAACAAATGAAACTACCGACAACGAACAGGCAATGTTAGAAGCAGTTGCAAAGAGAACAAAGAAGTTAGAGAGTGGTTATTTTGAGAATATCAAACACATAAATAAACAACAATACTTTGAACCAATGTTGGCAAGTAAATGGGAAGATAGTAAAGATAAGATTCAGTATCCTATCTATTCTCAGCCTAAGTTAGATGGTATTCGTTGTATCGTTACAAAGGATGGTATGTTCAGTCGTAATGGTAAACCAATCCTTTCAGCACCACACATTTTTGAATCATTACAACCACTATTTTCTGAGAATTCTGATTTGATATTTGATGGTGAGTTATACGCTGATAAGTTCGCTAATGATTTCAATAAGATTGTATCATTGGTTAAGAAAACAAAACCAACGGATGATGACTTGGCTGAAAGTAAAAAGAATATTCAATATCACATTTACGATTTACCAAGCGTAGATGATGTATTTAGGGTTAGATATTCAACATTATGTTCATTAAGAGTACCAAAAGAATGTATTGTAGTAAAAACACATATCATTAAAAATGAAGATGTGGTAATGGAACGATATGGTGAATATGTAGATGCTGGATATGAAGGACAGATGTTACGATTGGATAGTAAGTATGAAAACAAAAGAAGTAAGAGCTTATTAAAACATAAATCATTTATAGATGAAGAATATCAAATATTGGATATTGTGGAAGGTGAGGGCAATCGTAGCGGAACTGCTGGTTACATGGTATTTAATACGAGAGAAGGTAAAAGATTCAAATCGAATGTAAAAGGAACTTGGGAAGAAACCGCTGAGATGTTAAAGAACAAAAAGGAATTGATAGGTAAACAAGCCACAATCAAATACTTTAATTTGACGCCAGATGGCATACCTCGTTTTCCGTATGTAACAAATATAGATAGAAATAGTTACGAATAAATTTGGAAATATAAAATAAAATAATTAAATTACATAATATGAATAATGATTTATTAAAAGTTTTGTGTGTTACAAAACTACCAACTCAAATAAAAGAATGTGAATTGGGTATCGTACCTGATGAAGTGGATTCTTTTTTATATAAAATAACCGACATAGATAGTGGTATGTTTTATATAGGAATACATAAACATAATAATAAGGTGTATTGGCATTCCTCAAAAAACCAAGAATTTAAAGATAAGTGGTCGGATGAAAATTCTAATTTCAGATATGAGATATTAGAGTATAACACATTGGAAGAAGTTAGAAATAGTGAAGAAATTTTATTAGAAGCATTGGATGCAAGAAACCTTTCAACGTGTTGGAACCAGTTTAATGGTACCAGAAAAAAGGATAAAATAGTATTTGATGAATTATTGGAGACTGATAAAATTGTAGATGAAATTCAAAACAATTTATTTCCAATTGTTGAATTTACAAAACCTGAATTAAAGAAAATTAAATTCAAACAAGTTAGAGCAGAAGAGTTTAATCACGATAAGGTTGCAGAGATTGTAGATTTAATTGAATTGGAAGGTGGTTCTACTAAAAATTGTGACCCGGTTATTATACTTGAAGATAGATTGGGTAAAGATTTAGATTTGGGTATAAATGGTAACCATACAAAACGTGCTTTCATAAAATCAAAAAGTGCAACTAAATTAAAAGCAGTTATCATTCCGTATGATAGACATAAAAACATACCGGATGTTGCATTGAACTCTATCGGAAATCTTCTTAATAAGAAAAACGATAAAGTAAAAGAAGATGTTAGTATATTGGATGTGGTTAAAGAACTTTTAAACTATAAAAAAAGTGGATATGTTATCACAAATGATTTGATTAAACACAGATGCGCCCGTTATGGTTTCGGCCCATCTAAAATTAATTCAATTATTAACAAATACAAAAAGGAATCTAAAATTGAAGATAATAATATTAGAAACAACCAAACATATTCCAAACCAACTGAAACGGATTTAACTGAAATTGTAGATAACAAACAAAGTGAAAACTCCGATAAGATAGTAATGACTTCTTCATCTACTACTTTGACCGTAGACCGTATTACTCAAAAGATGAAAGAACAAAATGTTAGAAAAGCATTAGTGTTGGTTCATCATCCAAATAGTACATCGGAAGATATTTGGAACAATGGTAGAGTGAATTATTTTATCGATAATATTAATTACTTTAATTCGGATATTGAAATCCAATTTGAATCAATATCGGGATGGGGTAAAAGTGATATTTTGGTATAATTCATATATAATTAAAATCATATATAATATTATTTATATATATTTCCCAAAATACCCCTTTTCATAACTCGTTGATTATCAATAAGTTATGAATTGGGGTTTTTTCTATATATAACTCGTTGATATGGGTGCCTATATAACCAAAAATTCTTTATAGAGAATCAACGAGTTACATATGGCACTTTTTTACTATGCCATAACTCGTTGATTATCAATGAACAATCTTTGTAAAATATTTTGCCACGTCCCAATATTGTCGTACCTTAGAGTATCGGGTTAAAGTAAAGGGTAACACATATAAAAAAATTATAATATGACTAAAATTAATACAATGAAATTTACAACAATTGGTAGTGCTAAAAAATTGACTGGTTTATCTTATTTAGGTAGTGTCGCAAGTAGTTCAAAAATCGCAAAAGGTTTAAAGTATAACGAAATGACTTACATTTTGTATCTTGCACCTGCGTCTCAAAGTGGATATAATGTTTGTCCAATGAGTACCGAAGAATGTCGTACTGCGTGTTTAACTGAAAGTGGACATAATCGTATTGATGTTAAAAAGAATAACATTAATAAAGCTCGTATCAAAAAGACTAAATTATTCTTTGAACATAGAGATTTCTTTATGGCTTGGTTGATTATGGAAATTACAAAAGCTAAGATTGAGGCTGATACCAAAGGTTATCAATTTTCAGTTCGTATCAATGGAACATCCGATATTAGTTTAGAAAGTTTCAAAGTGAAAGGTATGAATATATTAGAGTTCTTCCCACTTATTCCTTTCTATGATTATACGAAAGTTGCTAATCGTTTCAAATTGTTAGATAAATATGATAACTATGATTTGACTTATTCTTTTAGTGGACATAATATGTTACAATGTTTGGACTTATTGAATAAACAAAAAGGTAGAGTTGCAATGGTATTTGAGGGTAAACAATTACCAAAAACATTTATGGGTTATGATGTGATTGATGGTGATGAATACGATATGAGATACTATGATATGCAAGGTGTAATTGTAGGATTGAAGTTTAAGAAAGTTCGTAACCAAATTGACACATCTAATAACAAATTCATTATTCCAATGGATAGTAAATTCAGTGTGTATGATGTTAACCCAATGTTGACAAAAGCAGCACAAAGTAAACTTAAAGTGAAATAATATGAATACGGATATACAAAGACAAATAAAAAGAAAAGACCAGTTAGAAGCTGGTCTTTTTGATGGTAGGTATAGACAAAAGGTTATAGTAAATAAAAAGAAAAAACAGAGTCGCAATTGGGCTCGTAAAAATAAATAATATGAATAAGAACAATGACGCATTTATAGATGATGCATATAACGAAGAAAGTAAATTATATGGTGAGTTTATGAGTGAAGTGAAACTGCACGACTATTCTTATATGATGAGTGATGACCATAATGTTTATATGAAAGGTCGTAGTTTTGAAAGACAAATTGAAGAAAAACTACACATACTAATTTCAGTATGTAGGTACGACGCTGATGATTTGTTAGATAGAGTTTTATCCATTGTCAAACAAGAATACAATGATAAGGATAGTAACGGAGATGATTTAACACATAGAGTAATTAAAGGTTGGTTTAAACCTTATACTGAAACTGAAAGAAAATTATTCACATTAAACAACGATAGATAATATGAAAGGAGTGAAAGTAAAATTAGAAATGACACAATGTATTAAGTGTGGTGGTGATATGCCAGTTTTGCGAGTAGTGAAGTATGGTTACAAAAGTTGTGTCAATTGTAGTTCAGTTCAAAAAGTTGGTGGTGTTGCAATCGCAAATCACAAAACAGGTAATGAGATACAAATCATGCCAATGGAAGATGCAAATAGATTGTATAAGCTGTCTCAACGACAAGGGTATGGTGTATGTAAAGGTATGAAACATAATTAATAATTAAAATAGAATATATGAATATCGAATTAAGTTTATTGGAATTGAATGACCTTTATTATGTCGTTAGTAAAGGAGTAGAGAAACATAAAGAGTATGTTGAAATCGCTAAAAGAACTACACCTGAATTGGAAAAGTATTTTGATAGAGAATTAGATAAGTCAGTTCAGTTGTTAGGTAAAATACAAACTGCTTTACATAATGAAGCAAATCGTATAGATGATGTAATTGACGAAGTGAAAACGGAACGTGATTATAGTGCATTCAAAGATTACGCAGATAGTATGAATGACTCACAAAGTGAAGATAGAAGATTAGGTAACATTTAATATAAACAATATGAGAGTAACTGATAAAAAAGCAATAGAGTATCTTAAAAATAATCCTATTGTTGCAAACTTTATTAACAAAGTAAACATTCAACGAAAAGATTACTATGTGAAAGCAGACATGCCGAGTCAATATCAAGAACTGACTGTTGAAATTGGTAATAAATTCATCCGATTATGGCAGGGTACGGGTTGTTGGGGTTTCATTAGTAGAGTGGATGGTGATTTAAAAGGTTCACCAATTAAGAAAGGTGATTTATTAAAAGCAGCAACGTGGAAAGCACCAGCAAAACACGCGAGAGGAAATATCATTGACGGAACTGCCCGTTATGGAGTTTATGGACCTGACTATCTTTAATACAATTATATGAATTACAAAACGATGCACGACATTGAAATAGTATCTCAATCAGGTGATAAGATTATAATTAAGGGATTGAGTTATTCAACTATTATGACAATAGCAGAACATAATACTGAATTACAATCAATCACAATTACAAAACAATACGATAAAAAAATTAAATAATATGGCAGCAAATAGAACATCAAACTACATTGCAACTATTCCAATGAAGAATGAGGAGCAAGTGTTGGAAGTGAAAAAAGTATTAGAACAAATATTTGGTTGGGTTACATTGAGAGGTCGTCATAGTGATAGAAAATCCGTAGTGAAAGGTTGGGGTAAAAGTAGACAAAATGATGTGCCGTGGAGAGTAGCACAATACATTGACATTTACTTACATAATGCTAATCCAAATCGTATGAGAATATGGAAAAAGCAAGGTATGGAAAGAAAAAACTTACAATTGAATGATACAAATGTAATGATTGCTAGGACATTGGGTAGTATGGGTTATAGTTTAGCAGATGGTGTTAAACATACTCAACAATCTCGTCCAAGTTCTCCAATGATGGCAATTAAAGAGTTACAATATCAAAATCAAATGAAAGACCCAAAGTTTCGTAGAAAAGAAATGAAACGAAAGTATATGAATAAGAGTTACAAATTACAAAAAGGTGATTGGGGTTATATAGCACAAGAGTTATTAGACTACACTTACCTATGTAACAGAGTATCATTTTCACAATTGAAAAGTCATTATGATATTGTAATTAGAGGTAATGCGACCACACAAAATGGTGGTAGTTTCATTCACCATTTGCAATCGTTGGTTAGTCCTACAAATGCATTAGGTAGAAGGTGTGGCAGGTATTTGTATAAAGATACCGATGGAAAATATAAAGTTAGTAACATTTAAATTAAAACAAATGACAAATAGTGAAAAAGCAATAGCACAATTATTCGGTGTATTATGTTCAGTGGTTAAAAGTGAACACACACCACAAGCAACTAAACAGGCAACGATATCAACATTCCAACATTTGATTGGTGAGGAAGGTAGTCCGTTTTTGAATGATGAATTAATTCAGTTATCAATCGCAATGGATAATGAAATGCAAAGTATCGTTAGACAATTGAATGGTGATAGAATATTAAACAATGTATTAACAAACAATATAAACTTAAATTAAGATGGGATTAGATATGAATGCATTTGCTACTAAAGCAAAACCTGAAACGGAAGTAGATTTTTCAACGATAAATTTTGAAGAAACGGAATTACACTATTGGAGAAAGCACCCTAACTTACATGGTTGGATGGAAAGTTTATATTATGAGAAAGGTGGTAAAGCCGACTCATTCAATTGTGTACCTGTTGTATTGGATAGTGAGGATTTGGATGTATTAGAAGAAGATATTAAAGGTGGTAATTTACCAGATACATCAGGTTTCTTTTTTGGTCAAAGTGATGATAACGATAGTGATGATTTGGAGTTCGTTAGTAAAGCTAGAGAAGCAATCAAAGAAGGTAAGACGGTTTATTACACAAGTTGGTGGTAAAATTAAAACATAAAATATGAATAATAAAATTAAAGCAGCACTTATCCTATTTGGACTTATAGGTGGAATATTGGGGTTTATGATACTAATGGCAATTATACCAGAATATCTATCGACCATAATATTAGTTACACTATTAGTATTAGTATTAGCTGGTGCAATGTTTTTTTGGTGGAAACAAATGGTAGAGTTATTGGATGAAGATAAAAAATATATAAGTAAAAAAGCACCATAACAATATGAAATTGACTATAAAGAACTTTAAGAAACTTAAAGAACAAAGATGGGATGACGAAAACTATATTGAAAGTATTACTGAAAAGGTTGACCGTTATGAAATTAGTGTATGGAGAGACCATATGCGACAATATATTATGTTAGATAGAGACCCGGTAGAAAATGGTTACTACATAATTGGTAAATGGAGTAACGAAGCATATTGTGTTAGATATCCTTATTGGATAAAGCATGAGGATATAATTGATATTACAAAACTGATGGATAAACTAAAATTAATGACCGATAATTGGACACCTAAATTAATATAATATGAGAATTAAATCAGTATTTCCACCCATTTGTTTTGAATCACCCCTTTCAGGTAAAACATACATTGTCTGCACGGGTGGTAAAGAAAGTAGTGGATGGATTGAAGTAAATAGATGGTATAGTTGGAACGAATTGGAAAAGATGTGGGATAAAATAAATTACATAAAACCAAAAGAGTTCAAAAAAACCGAAGTGAAAATTGAATACAAAGTCGAAGGTAGTAAGGGTAATTCTTACAAAGTAATAAATGATGAGGGGTTTTGGAGTTGTAGTTGTCCAGCACATGGTTTCGGTAGAGGTAAAGATTGTAAACATATTATTCAAATCAAAAATAAAAAAGATGGAGTTAAAGGAAAGTAAATCAAAGAAACACTTTTACACAAGCGTTCTAAAAAGTGTATTAAGGTTTGGAGCTTGTTATTTCTTATTCAATGAACAATTTGCAAATTCGGCAATCACATTTGCACTAGCCGAAGTGTTAGGAATTATTGAAGAACTATAAAATGAAATTATGGGAAATGTATTTAAGCAAAGAACTTACCAATGTAAATGTGGGAGTTTAACAAAAGAATATGCTTGGGATAATGAATTGGATAAAATAAAAGTTAAATGCAATGATTGTTCAAAATTACTCAATCATAATAACTTAGTAAAAGTTAATAAAGATAGTTTAATAGGTATTAGAACACCGACAAAAAATAGATAATAAATAAATTAAAAAATAAAGTTATGGGATGTTTCAGTTTTATATGTAAAGAAAGTGGATTACCAGTTGCTTCATCGTCTTTTGACGGAGATGCTTGTAGATTGTATCTATTAAAAGATGGCAAGGTTATAGAGGAGATGAGAGGTCATTATGATTCTTATGGTAGAGTGTTCAAAGATTCTACTTATGATGATTCGTTTGAGTGGAAAATGGATTGGCATGATGTATGTGATTTGATGTTTAATTCAAATGATGGTGATGGTATCGCAGTTGTATTAGAACAATATTTTACAGGTAATATACCAACAACAATAAGTGAAGGAGACCCCGACCAGGGATGGGGTAAAAGAAATGGTGGTCGTAAAAAGATTAAAGACCCTGTTCACATTGTATATTAAAAACAAAGTTATGAGTAAGACATATTTTAGTGAATTCAAAAGTGATGTTGCAGTTGCAATACTAACCAAAGATGACTATCGATATGAAGTAATGAAACCACTATTTGAAATGTGTGGTTTTGGTTTTGCTGAGACAAGTTCGGGTTGTGTATTCATTGATGGTGAAGTGAAGTTAACCAAAGATGAATTG